AGTGGAACTGACTTCGGTATTTCTTCTGCTACTTCTACGCATACTTTTAATTTACCTACGGCTTCGGCTGCAAATAGAGGTGCTTTAAGTTCAGCTGATTGGACAACCTTTAATAATAAGCAAAACGCTTTAACAAATCCAATCACAGGAACGGGTACTACTAATTACTTACCAAAGTTTACTGGAGCAAGTGCTTTAGGAAACTCAAATTTAGTTAGTGATGCAAATGGTCAATTAGGTTTAGGAGTTACACCAAGTGCTTGGGATGCTAATTTTAAAGCATTACAAATTGGTGTTGGGACTGCCTTATATAATAATACAGGTGTAAATGGTACATTTTTAGGTTCAAACTTTTATTATAACGGAACTGATAATAAATATATTGCAACTGGAACTGCTACTGCTTATGGTCAAATAAATGGTTCACATAATTGGTTTACTGTTGCAAGTGGAACGGCTGGAGATACTGTTAACTTTACACAAGCTATGACTTTGGATGCAAGTGGTAAATTATTAATTGGTACTACATATAATGGTAGAAAATTAAATATTGGAGGGTCTGCTTATGTAGATATGGTATTAAAATCAACCTCTGCTTCGGGAGTTGCAGGTGGTGGAACTTTATACTTTGGTAATTCTGCGGATGAGATTGCTTATGTTAATTATGACCATTTAGGTAATTATATGAATTTCGGAATTAACAATTCCGAAAGAATGCGTATTGCTGCAAGTGGTAATTTTTTAATCGGCACAACCACAGATGCAGGATATAAGTTAGATGTAAACGGAACTGCGAGAGTGAGTGGGGCAACAACAATTAATGGTGCAGCAATAGCTAATACTGTTTTAACTTTACAAGAATCAGCTTCTTTAAGTGGTGCTTTAGGTATGTCTAATAGAAATTCAACTCAATCTTATAGATTTGCAGTAGATTCAGCAGCAGTTGATGATGGTAATTTTTGTATTATTAATAGTATTACAACTACTATTCCATTTTTGATTGCTCCAACAGGTGCAGCAACATTTAGTTCAAGCGTAACGGCAAAAGGAGATTTATTTATTTGGGGTGGTAATGCAGCACAATCAGGTTTTATAACTGGAAATAGTGGCGGTGGTGGATTGTATATTGGAGCAACAGGTACAAACCAAAATATTAGATTAGTTCCAAGTGGTACAGGTATAACTCAAGCAACAACTAATTTAGATGTTTTAGGAAGTATATCAATAGCAAATCCAGTTGCAGCAGCAGTAGCGGTAGCAAGTACGCACAAAGTAACAATAGTTATAGGTGGTGTTACTTATTATTTGTTAGCTACTAATGTTTAATTTTATATCTTTGAATTATGAACAACGAACAAATATATTCTATTTTAGGTCAAGGACTTAATATAGCAAACACAAAAGGATGCTTTAATTTAGAAGAATCGGCAACGATTGCACAAGCATTATTTCAATTAAAAGAAGTATTAAATTTAACAGACAAAAAAGATGATTCAATTAAAGCCGAGTAGTGTAGGTGTTTTAGGCACTATTACTCAAATTGATGTATTAATATTACCTTTTGATGTACAAGCGGTTACTTGCTCAACTTATTACAAATTATGTGATGTAGATGGGAAGCTATTAGCAGAGGGTAATTTAAGTTTAACAGAAGAACAATTTGCAAACTGGGGAACTGACAATAGTTATGTTTCAGATATTGTGATTAACGAATTAGGTTTAGAAAAAGCAGAATAATGATTAACTCGGAATTTCAAATTGAAATTATTACAGACCTTTCAGTAGAGCCTGTTACCTTACAAGAGGCTAAAGACTATATGCGTATTTCTTCGGAATCGGAGAATGACCTAATAGAAGAACTTATTACTTCTGCAAGGGAACGAATAGAGAAGTTTACAGGGCTATCTTTAGGCGAAAAAACTTTAAGGGCTTATTGGTTTTATTTTCACATTCCACAGGAGATTCCTTATGGTCCAGTTACCTTTATTGACTCGGTTGTAAATGATGATGATGTAGAAGTAGAGTATGTGGCTCGTGGATTGCAATATAAGATGCTTGAGGCTTATTCTACACAAGGTTTGACAATAGAGTACGAGGCAGGTTTTGCAGTCGCTCCTAAAGGCTTAAAATTAGCCATATTAAAACAAGTGTCTACTGATTACGAGAATAGGGAAAACTACTCTATTTATGACCAGGCATATGAATTAAGTTCGGATGCAAGAAGACAAGCACAACCATATTGTAGAAACACTTTATTTGGTATCTAATGAAGGCAGGAGTTTTAAGAAATCAAATCGCAATTCAGACTTTACAAACTGGTTCAGATGGTACAGGTGGTTACTTCGGTACATTTGTAGACCAAAAGGTAGTTTGGGCAAAGATAAGAGCAAAACAAGGCTTTAGAAATTTAGAAGATGGTAAAATATCTTTAGATAATATCTACGAGTTTACTATTCGTTATGATGACTATCCTAATATCTCTCAAATCAATAAGATTGTTTATAATAGTGGCGAGTACATTATTAAAGCATTCCAGGTAACAGATGAAAGAAAAAAAGAAATAGTTATAATGACTACTTTAGGAAGGTTAATAGACCCTACTTTCTTCTTAATTACCGAGTTCTACGAGTTCTTAATGACTGAAGATAACAAGTTTATTGTAGTATAATGAAAATTAGAGGTACTTCGCAAGTATTAAATCGTTTAAAAAGAGTATCAAGTCAAGCTACTTTACAAACTAAATCTGCGGTGGTTAGAAATACTGATCAAATATATGCAGAGGCGGTTGCTAATGTGCCTGTATTGGATGGCTATTTAAGAGGATCCGGCAACACAAGTTATTTAAATAATCAATTAACCGGTACTGTTGCTTTTGGTGGTAACGCTGCTCCTTATGCTCCTTATGTAGAATTTGGTACAGGTAGTGGTGTTAATGTTCCGCAAGGCTTTAGCGATTATGCTATGCAGTTTTATGTAAACGGTAAAGGTACTATGAAAGCACAACCATTTCTTATTCCAGCTTATTTAAAGTATAGAAAAGTATTTTTAAGTGATATGAGAAAAATTGCTAAGAATATTAGTAAATAAATCGTAAATTTGTGGAATGAAAGATGTCGGAGAACTTATTAGAACGAAACTTTACGAAAGACTAAGCGGTGCAATCGTTATAGACTTACAAGAAGTTCCAGTATTTGATTCGGCATCGGTTTTGGCAGCAGCTACTGAACCATATATTTTACTTTCTACTTTTAATTCAACGGAATTAAGCGAAGGTAGTAAACAAGCATACGGTCAAGAAGTTAGTGTTTTAATTGAGGTGGGTACGAGGTTTGACAACTCTTTTGGTGGTAAATTACTTTCAGATAGAATATCAAACGAAGTTATGGAGTTGGTTAGAACAAGGCAGGATGGTTATTTAGATTTATTACCTGATTGGTATGTAATTAGAACGCTAATGGAGAGTACAAATACAATAGAACAACTGGTAGATACAGGAGTTTTAGTAAGAAGATTAATTAGGTTTACATTTAAAATACAACAAGGAATATGAGCGTATTAAACGGTTCGGATATTTTACTTTACGATGCAGATTCAAATTTCCCTTTGATGTGTCAAACTAATGTAACTATTACATTAAACGATGCTATGATAGATGCTACTTGTAAGCAATCAGCAGGTTATGCGGTAAACTTACCAGGTTTAAGAGATTTTGCTTTTACGGCAGATGCTTTAGTAAACTTTGATGAAGGTGCTTCGGATTTAGGTATAACAACTTTATTTGATGCTTACGATGCAAGAACACCAATTAACATATTAATATCTAATCCTGTTTTAGCAACTGCTTATTACACTGGATTAACTTATATTGATAGTATAGAAGTAAACGCTCCTATGGAAGATGTGGTATCTTATACCGTATCATTTACAGGAACTTACACAATAACAGATTAATTAACTTTAAAATAAAATAATATGGCAGTTTACAACGGCACAGCGCAAATCTTAAAAATGGATGGTACGCAATTAGCAGAATTAACAAATGTTACGATGTCAATGAATCAGGATGTATTCGAAACAACTTCTAAAGAATCAGCAGGTTGGAAAGAGATTATGCCAGGTTTAAGAGACATTACTTATTCGGCAGAAGGTCTTGCAGACTTTGTTGCAGCGAATAAAGATTTAGCAGATATTTTTACTGCATACAATTCAAGAGCATTAGTTGCTATCGTTTGGACTGACTTAGTTACAGGCGATAAATCAGTTTCTCAAAGTGCTTACATTACTTCTTGCGAAGTTTCAGCACCAATGGAAGATGTAACTACTTACTCTATTGAGTTTGCAGGAACAGGCGCACCTACATTTGCAACAATAGCATAAATTAAAACAAACAAACTATGAACGGACTTATTGAAATAACAATGGGTGGCGAGGTTAGAACTTTAAAGTTCGGTAACTACGCTTTAATGAGTTATAATGTTCTTACGGCAACTGATGCTGGAGAAACTAAACAGTTGGATATTGACTATCAAATGATTGATTTCGTTAGAGATGTTACTTACTGTGGGTTAAAGAATTATTATAAAATAAGTAAAAGAACATTTGATGTTTCTTTAGATGATGTTACTAATTGGATTGATGATATGGATTTATCTAATATTCAAATAGTTATTGATGCTTGGACACAATCGCTACAAAGTAGCCAGTATATCCAAAACGGATTTAAAGCAATGTCAAGTGGCGAAGCAGGTTCAAAAAAAAAGTAACTTGGGATGATATAATCGACTTTGCGATTGGCGAAGTTGGTTTAATGCCCGATGAATTTGAGGATATGACTTGGGCTAATTATCAAAGGTTACTATTTAATTTCTTTAAAAAAGAGGCTAATCAGTGGGAACACACAAGG